ATAAATAGTACCATCTCTCATAAGAGAGGTGCTAACCAAATTCAAAAAAGATTGCCAGTTACGACTGATAACCTTCTGACTATGAAAAGTAGTTTGTTAATAAAACCAAACCAACATATTTAAGGAGAAAAATAATATGTCAAATGCAACAATATCAAGCATTGGTCAGGTAAACTCAGCAGGAGATGCAAATGCACTTTTCCTCAAGGTCTTCAGTAATGAGGTGCTCACTCAATTTATAAGAGAGAACCAAATGTTACAAATGTCGACTGTGAGAACGCTAGGACAAGGTGCTAAATCAAGTGCTTTTCCTGTTACAGGTTTTGTGAACGCTTCGTATCACACAGCAGGTAATGAGATTACTGGTCAAGCTATCAAACACAACGAAAAAGTAATTACTTTAGATGATATGCTTTTAGCAGATGTCTTCGTAGCTGAAGTTGAGGAACTTAAATCAGCTTACGATGTACGTGCTGAATACAGCAGACAAATGGGGTCGGCTCTTGCAAATAAGGTTGATAAGCACCTTCTTTCTTTAGCTATCCTAGCTTCTAGAGTTACTACACCTAATGTTACTGGTGGTAATGTAGGTGCTGAAATTACAGATGCAGATGCTAACACTAACGCTACATCATTAATCGACAGCGTATTTGAAGCAATTCAAAAACTTGACGAAAATAATGTACCTTCAGATGGTAGAGTTTGTATCGTAAGACCAGACCAATACTACCAACTAGCTAACGTAGATAAATTAGTTAACAGAGACTTCTCTAGAGACAATGGTGACTTCGGTAAAGGAACTGTTCTTTCTATTGGTGGTGTGCCGATTGTAAAATCAAACACAGCACAAGAAGTATTTGCGACTGATTTGTCAGCTTCAATTAGCGGAACAAACAATACCTATAATGGAGACTTCAGTAATACTTTTGCTGTAGTTATGCACAATAGTGCTATTGGGACAATCAAGAGAAAAGACCTCGTAATGGAGTCAACTTACGACCCAAGAAGAATAGGTACGTTAATGACTGCAAGAATGTTAATGGGTTCTAATATCCTTAGACCTGAGTCAGTAGTTTCAATCAAAACTGCGTAATAATTAACACATCATAGGCGGAGAGTTAACACAGACAATCTCCGCCTGTGTTTAAAATAATATGACAACACAAAATAGAACTTCAGAACTTGAAGCAATAAATACTATTCTTTCAACAATCGGAGAAGCACCTTTAAATACACTTATTGGTTCTTTACCTGTAGATGGAACAATAGCTAAAAATGTTTTATCTGAAGTAGGTAGAGAAGTGCAATCACAAGGTTGGCACTTTAATACACATTATAAAGTAACTCTAAGTAGAGATACTAATAACAAAATTCCACTAGCAACTAATATTGTTAGAGTAGAAATAGACCCAAGAAAATATTCTAAAATTAGTTACGACATAGTACAAAGAAATAACTTTTTATATAATCTTGCAAAGAATGAAGAAACATTCGACACAGATTTTGATGAAGTAACAGCAGTATATTTATTACCTTTTGATGAAATACCAGAACAAGCTAAAAGATATATTACAATTAGAAGTGCAAGAATATTTCACGATAGAACTTTAGGTGCAAATACAATTCATAAATTTTCACAAGAAGACGAAGCAAAAGCATTAAGTATTTTAAAACAAGCCGAAAGTCACACAGGTGATTATTCTATATTTGATACACCAGAACAAGCATACACAATCATAAGAGGTAATTAATGGCTTTAGTAAGTCGTACAATTCCAAATTTAGTACAAGGGGTCAGTCAACAACCTGAAATATTAAGATTAAGTTCACAAGCAGGTGAACAGATAAATGGTTTTTCGTCAGTTGTAGAAGGACTGAAAAAAAGACCAAGTACAAGTTATGTTGCTAAACTATCTACACCTCAATTTGGTAACGCTTTTATTCACACAATAAATAGAGATGCAAATGAACGATACAATGTGGTTATTACTAATGGCAGTATTGCTGTGTATACTCTTAGCGGAACTGCTAAAACAGTTGTAAGTCAAACTAACGCTTTAAATTATTTAACAAGTACAAATCCAAAACAAGACTTTGTTTGTACTACTGTAGCTGATTTTACATTTATAGTTAATAAATCTAAGGTTACAGCAATGGACACAGCTACTTCACCTGCAAAGGTTCAACAAGCTGTTTACTCAGTATTACAAGGTGTTTCTGAAACAAAATATACAATAACAATAAATGGAAGTTCTTATTCCTACACAACAAATAGTACAACAACATCAACTGAAACTATTAGAAATGGTGTTAAATCAGCAATCGGTAGTATATCAGGAATTACTTTAGCCAACATTGGTAGGTCTAGTTTTTCTATTATTAAATCTTCAGGAACATTAACAGTCACAGCTTCAGATGGTTTTGGTGATGATGCTTCACAAGTTGTAAAAGATAGAGTTCAGAATTTTTCAGATTTACCTGTACCTGCAATAAATAATCAAATTGTTCAAGTAACTGGTGATGCCACTAATGGCTTTGATGATTATTATGTAAAATTTATTTCAGCAGATAATCTATGGGAAGAAACAGTAGCACCTAATACACCAACAAGTCTTGATACAGATACAATGCCACATATTTTAATTCGGACTGCTGATGGAAATTTTAGATTTACACAAGTTGATGGAAGCACATATACAGTTTCAGGAACAGACTTTAGTGTACCTTCATGGGGTCAAAGAGTTTGTGGAGATGAAACAAGTGTTGCAGACCCAACTTTTATAGGAAGAACTTTAAATGACATATTTTTTCATAGAAATAGATTAGGTTTTTTATCAGATGAGAATGTAATTATGTCAAGAAGCGGAGAGTACTATGAGTTCTTTCCTGAAACTATTACTCAAGTATTAGACACAAATCCTATTGATGTCGCAAGTACACACAGTAAGGTTAGTATATTAAGACACGCTATAAGTTTTGATGAAGAATTACTTTTATTTTCAGACCAAACACAATTCATATTAGAAGGTGGTGCAACTTTAACTGGAGAGAATGTATCTATAAATGTTGCAACTGAATTTGAAAATTCTAAAGGTGTTAAACCAGTAGGTGCGGGTAGTAATGTATTCTTTGCTTTTAATAAAGGTAACTTTACAGGTGTAAGAGAATTATTTATTGCTTCAGACAGAGACACCAAACAAGCAGATGATATAACCGCTAACGTACCTAAATATATTCCTGCTAACGTACACAAACTTACATCATCAACTACTGAAAATATTTTAGTAGCATTGAGTTCAGATGAAAGTAATGCTTTATATATTTATCAATATTATGTAAGTCAAAATAAAAGACTACAAAGTGCATGGAGTAAATGGACTATTGGTACTTCTACTTCTGATAATATTTTAAATGTTCAATTTATAGAAAATGAATTATTTATTATTAATGAAAGACCAGATGGTGTTTATTTAGAAAAAATTGACGTATCTCCTGCTGTTACAGATGCAGGTGAAACTTATTTAACTCATTTAGATAAAAAATTAGACAACACTACGATTGTATCTGAAACTTACAATGCAGTTACAAACCAAACAACAATAGTAATACCTTATCAAATAAGAAACCCAATGAAGGTAGTTGGTAGAAGTGGTTCATCTAACAAAGCAGGTCAAGAAATAGCAACAGTATCACAAAATGTTGGTAATGCTGTTATTGTAGTTTCAGGAGATATTACAGGTCTTAATTATTTTGTTGGAGAGCAATATGAATTTTTATTTCAGTTTACCCAACAATTCGTACAGATAGCTGACGCACAAGGTTCTAAAATTGCTGTAAAAGAAGGTAGATTACAAATAAGAAATTGGAATGTTTCTTTTAATGATACTGCGTTTTTTACAACAGAAGTAACACCAGTTGGTAGAGATACTTCAACTACTGCATTTACAGGAACTATTACAGGTTCAGGACTTTTAGGTACAATAAACCTTGAAGATGGTGACTACACTTTCGCTGTTCAATCTGAAAATGACAAACTTCTAGTAAAACTTAAAAACAACAGTCATTTACCATCTAACTTTATAAATGCTTCATGGCAAGGCTACTATGTCTCTCCATCAACAAGAGTTTAATGGTATTAGAAAAACTATATTTGAAGATATAGATTTTTTAGCACCAAGATTAAGACAAGAAGATAAGAGAGAAATTTTAGATAGTGTAGGATTAAATCCTTATCAAGCATTATCAGATGGTTTTCATCATTCTGAAATTTGTCTAACCATAGTCGATACTAAAAATATTCCAGTAGGAATGTTTGGTGTATCTGAAGAAGGCGCTATCTGGTTATTAGCTACACCAGATATTAAACGAATACGCTTCTCTTTTTTAAGAGAGAGTAGAAAAGTAGTAAATCTTCTAAACCACAAATACAAATTACTTTGGAACTTCGTAGACTGTAGAAATGAATTACATTTACGATGGTTAAAATGGTGTGGTTTTAAATTATTAAGAAAATTAAATCATGGAGTTAATCAAAAACCTTTTTTTGAGTTTATAAAATTATGTGTCCCCCACAAATAACAGCAACACAAGCATTACTCGCTTTAAGTGTTGGGTCTTCGGTTATGCAATATCAACAAGCTAAGACACAACAGAAAGCACAGTACAACCAACAAAAGAGACAAAACCAACTTGCTAAAGATAATGCAATGCAAAGGTATGCGTCTGAACAACTTAAGATTAGACAGATAGAAAAACAATCTTCTCAAAAAGGTTTTGAAGCAACATTAAAATCAAGAAAAGCAAGAGCAAAATTTAGAGCAGATGCAGGAGACGCAGGTATAGCTATGACAGGTTCAACTAATGCTTTACTTGCAGATTACTACAGAACAGAAGGTAACTACAAAGCATCACTAGCTAGAAATATGGATATTAATATTTCTCAATTTGAGAGAAACATGGAAGCTATTCAGTTTGGACAAGAAGCACAATCAACTTATGTTCAACCACCTAATCCTGAATTACTTTTTGCTTCTTCAGTAATTAATGTTGGTAATACTTACTATGGTCTACAAAACCAAAAAGCTAACAAAGGTTTAATGACAGACGCACAGAAAAAGAATTATGGCTAGAGAAAAAACAGTATTAGACCTTCAGGCAGAATTACCTGAAGTTAGGTCAACAGATTTTAATTTATTTTATAAACCTGATGTAGCACCAAGAGATAAGTCTATAGATGTATTTGCACAATCATTAGACAACTTTGTTAATGGCGCAGGTACAGGATTAGCCTTAAGAGCAGAGCAGGAAGAAAAAGATATTAATGAAGCTGATGCAGTAGCACAATTTAATAAGAATAGAACAGGCTTTAATAAAGCTGTTGAAAGAGGTGAAATACCTAAAGAAGCTAACCCATATTTTCAAGAAAAGTACAAAGAATTAACTCTTAATAAGAAAGCTAGAGAATTTAAGGCGGAGATGTATAGAAGATATGCTGACCCAGAAAACAATGTATTAGAAAACCCAGACCCTAATGCTTTTGATAAGTTTTATAATGATGCTTTAAAAGAATTTGTAGAACAAAACCAATTAGGTGTATTTGACCCATTATTGCTAGAAAAAGGCTTCTTTAGCGAAACATCTAAAACAAGAAACTCTTTATTTAATACTCATGTTCAATCACAAATGTCTAAGATTGGTGAGGATTACAGACTTGGATTTAAAGAAAATATTCAAGGTTTGTTTGATAAAAATAAAAGCAATGAAGAAATGGGTGCTGACATATCAGGCTTCATTCAAGATGCGGTTACTAATGGTTTAGGAAAAAGTAATGCAAGAAAATATTTATTAGAAAGTTTAAAAGAATATGCAGAAACTACTGCTGACTTAGAGTTTGCTGAAAGATTACTTAGAGATTTACCTAGTCATCTTAAATTAGGTACTGACACATTAGATAAAGTAAAAGGTCTAGAAAATGACTTTGATGCAATTAAAGAAATTATAGACGATAGAGTTTCAGATGATGAAGACGATAAAATAAAAGAAAGAAAAAATAGAGAAACTTTAGAAAAATTTGAAGCGTCAGACTTTGCAGATAAATATGAAACATTATCAGAAGCTAAAAGTGACCCAAGATGGAATGACTTTTCTTTAGATGTTAAAGACAAAATTATAGATGAATTTAAAAGTAGAAAAGTAGGTTTTGGTCAAAGTACTGACCCAAGAATTGATGAAGAAGTTAATAAATTATTAAAGAAAAGTGATTATGATGGTGCTTTAGAATATTTAAAAAATAATACGATTGATATGCAACAGTCATATTATCAGAAAAAGAAAAAAGAAATTCAAGAATTTAAATTTACAGAAAAAGATGGATTGTTAGCAAATGAATACTATACGTTTTTTAAAAAAAGAATTGAAGGTATAGCAGATAGAGCCAACAGGTCAGGTAAATTTGATGCAGACGATATTAGTCCATTTCAAGCAGAAAAATTTGAAGCATCACTAAGAAAATGGTTATCAAGTAATCCTGTAGAAAATTTTAAAAATGACGATGAAAGAGAAAAAGCATTTAATAAAGAAGTTAAAGAAAGATACGATTTAATTAAAGACTTATCATTGTCAGCAGGATTTAGTTTTAATGATGGTGATGTTTCTACTGAAACTAATGAAGATGGTACACCAACTATTAAAGGTGGTGAGCAAAGTAAAATTAGAGCTAAAAAGAAAGATTTAAAACAAAAAGAACCTGAAGTTAAAAGACCTACTAAAACAAATAGAGGTGGTGCTAATCCTGAAAACAGAGCAGATGACCCAGAACTTAAAATAGATTTAGCTAAAGTAAATGTTATACCAAGTGGTTTAAGTAGAGGTGAAAGAGCAAAATTCCTTAGAGAAAATGAGAATACTATTTCTCAAGAGGACTTCGATAGAATTTTCAAAAAACAAAACGATATAAAATTAGCAAAAGGTAATTAATGGCAATAATAGAGAAAACTGCACCTAATGGTCAGATTATAGAGTTTGATACTAATGAGTTTAATGATGAAGAAATTGAACAATACTTAGCATTACCTAAGTTCCAACAAGAACTACCACAGGCCAACCAACAACAAGATGACACTAGAACAAGAAATATAGTTACTGACATTGGTTTATCAGCACTTGATGGTGTTAGAGATGGTGTTCAGGCTTCGATAGGACTTGTAGAACAATTTGGTGACACTTTAGGAGAAAAGACAGGAATTTATGGCGTAGGTTTTGGTAATGGAGATGGTAAATTCCAATTCTCAGATTTAAAACCAGATTTACTTTCTTATAAAGAAGCACAAGATAAAGGTTTAATTGACGATAAATTAACCTTACCAGATTTTGATAAAGACCCTGAAACTATTGCAGGTGGTATAACTAAAGGAGTTACACAATTCCTTACAGGTTGGTTCACAGGCGGTAGAGCATTAAAAGGTGTAAAAGCTGTTACAGGTAAAGGACAATTAGCTAAAAATATAGCTAAAGGTGCAGTTGCAGATTTTCAGGCATTTGACCAAGATAGCGGAAGATTAGCTGATATGGTTAATGAGTTTGCACCTGAACTTGAAAACCCAATTATAGATTATTTAGAAAGTGACCAAGATGATACTTGGTATGAAGCAAGATTTAAAAATGCACTAGAAGGTGCAGGAGTAGGTGGTGCTTTAGAAGGAGTATTCAGAGGTTTTAGATGGTACAAAAACAAAAAAGCACAATCTAATGGTCAGTCTTATAGTAAAGAACAATTAAAAGCTGACGAAAAGTTTTTAGAAGAAAACCCAGATTTAGAAATTAAAAGAACTGAAACAGTAGAACCAGTTAGAAAATCTAATGTTACTGATGAGTTTGCTGATACATACACAGCAAATTTAAAAAGTTTGGAAGATGGTGTTTACAATTCTTTTAAAACACTTCAAGACGAAAATATTAAGAATGGAATAAAGTCAAAAGACTTTGATGAACTATTAGATGATATGAATATCTCTACTCAGTTCAAGGTACAGCAACTTGTCGATTTAGATAAAGATGGATTAATTTCTGAAATAGCTTTTGCAAAAACATTTAAAAATTTAATTAGAGATAAAAAGATTATTGTTTCTGATGAGATGGTTGAAAGACAAGCAAGAAAACTTTATGAAGGTCAACCCAACGTACTAGAAAGTGATATTGCTAAATTAGTTAAAGATTTAAAAAATTCTAACGAAACTATTGTAGCAATGAACGCTTATAGAAGTTTTCTAAATAGTGCTTCTAAACAAATGGCTATATTAGGAAAATCTGACCCCAGAGCAAAAGAACTTTGGAAGAAGATGATATTAAAGAATTTACAATTTGTTAACAAAAGTAAAGAATTTATATCAGCACAATTTGCTAGAGGTACAAGATTACAAGCAACATCATTTGGAACAGATATAGCTTCAGACCAAGCCAAACTAATTAAAGAAATGGAAGTAGTTGGTATTAAAGGTAATGAAGATGAGTTTATGCGTAAATGGGCATTAACAGGTAATGCCGATGTTACAAAAATACTTAGTTATGTTCAAAAGAATAAGACTTGGGACGTAGCAAATGAAATATGGATAAATGCTCTTTTATCTAATCCAAAAACTCACATTATAAACATGACTTCTAACTTGTTTAATATGTTTATTAGACCATTAGAAAAAACTGTTGGCGGTGTTTCAGGTTACTTAGGAAATTCCGCATTATCACAATCATTAAGACTAGAAAGTAGAAAAGCACTTGGTTCTTACGTTTCTATGGGTAGATACCTTAAAGATGCAGTCAAGTACGCAGGATTAGCATTAAAGAAAGAAGATGGGATATTAACTTCTAGAAATAAATTAGATACACCCAAAAAATCTATTCAAAAAAGAAAAATAGTCGATGGTGTAGAAGTTGAAGACGATAGTATTTCAGGAGTAGCTATAAATACTTTAGGTAAACTCGTTAGAACACCAAGCAGATTTCTAACTGCTGAAGATGAATTTTTTAAACAGATACAATACAGAACACATTTAGAAAGATTTGCTTTTGATAAAGCTATTCAAGATGGAAAAAGTTTTGAAAAAATTGTTGGCTACGAAGTAAGAAGTAGAAAACCTATTACAGAGTTTCAACAAGCGGTATCAGATAATTTTGATGCAGGGTTTGATAAATTCGGTAGAGCAAGAAATGATGATGTACTTAGAATGGCAGAAGAAGGTACTTACACAAATGAATTAACAGGGATAATGAAAAGTGTTGCGGACTTAACAAATAAGTACCCAATTATGAAACAAATTATTCCATTCACAAGAACACCAATGAACTTAATGTTGAATGTTGTAGATAGAACGCCTTTAGGTTTTATGAGAGAAAGTTTTAGAGATGATTTCTTTGGTAGAAGTGGACTTGAAAGAATGGCACAAGCCAGAGGTCAATTAGCAACTGGTTTTTTATTTACCTTACTTGCAAACAAATTAGTAGCAGAAGGACAGATTACAGGTAGTCAAGGTCAGATAAGAGGTGAAAAGACAACTACCTCAAAAGAATTAAAAGATTTAAAAAAAGGTACAGGTATAGTTCCTTATGCCTTTAGGTATTATGATGAAGAAACAGATACTTATAAATATAGACAGTTTGGAAGATTTGACCCATTCGGTGCTTTCTTTGGTCTAGTCGTAGATTTTCATACTTATAGAGACCAACTTGATGAAGAAACTTTAGCAAGAGCAGGTGGTAACTTGATGTTACTATTGGCACAACAAGGTGGTGGTGCAAGAGATTATTTAAGTGGCGGTCAAAAATTAGGTAATAGTATTTCAGCTATTAGTTCTTCAGTATCAAGAAATTTAGTATCTAAAACTTATTTAAAAGGTTTAGCAGACTTTATGGAAGTCTTCACAGATGACAGTCCTGATAAAGTAATGAGATACGCTAAATCAAAAGCAGGTTCATTTGTACCTAACATTTATACAAAATTAATTAACGACCCATTTTATAGAGATACAAAAACTATCTTTGATGAACTTAAAAAGAGAAGCGGTACTGCTGAAATAGAATTTAAATATGACTTTAGAGGTAATGCTTTACGAATACAGGGTGATGAACAAAAAAGATTAATTGATGGTGTATTTAATCCTTTTGGTGAAACAACAGAAAAGAAAGACCCAGTAGCAAAAGAGTTGTTTAGACTTGGTGTTAACTTACCTAGTATGAAAACAAATCTTAGAGGTAATGTTGATTTAACATTCTTTGTAAATAAAGAAGGTCAAACTGCATACAATAGACAACAAGAATTATTAAGAAAAGTTAGAAAAGGTGGTCTGTCATTAGACCAAAAATTACAACAAGTAATAAATTCTAGCGGATATAAAAGATTAAGTGACCCAAGAGGAGTTGATGAGAACAACATGGATAAAGGTGGTAAAGCAAAACTACTAAAACGAGTTGTAAAAGATTATCATACTGCTGTTGAAGAACTTTTAATTAAAGAAGCGAAAACTTTTATCAGTACTCAAGATGATACTGGTAAATTCACTATGCTCAACTCTCTAAGAGCAGTTAACAACAATTTAGAGAAATTTAAGATGGGTATAACAGTTAACCCTTCAGATTTAGAAAACCTTTATCAATTTAGTAAATAATATATGTCATTTTTAGCACAAGTAACCTACACAGGTAATGGTAGTACTACACAGTACTCAATAACTTTTCCATTTTTAGATAGCAGTCATGTAAAGGCTTTTATTAATGGTGTAGCAACAACAGCATTTACAATTTCATCATCAACTTTAACTTTTAATAGCGCACCTGCTAATTCAGCAGTTGTTAGAATTGAACGTCAAACACCTATTGATACACGTATAGTTGATTTTACAGATGGCTCAGTTTTAACTGAAAGTGACCTAGATAAATCAGCAGACCAAAACTTTTATGTAGCACAAGAAATTACAGACGTAAGTTTATCTACTATGAAAATAGATACAGACGATAAGTTTGATGCACAAAGTAAAGTAATTAAAAATGTAGCAAATCCTGTAAATAATAATGATGCAGTTAATAAAACTTATTTAGAAAACACTTGGTTATCTACAGCTAACAAAACAGCTTTAACTACAGTTAACGCTAACATAGCTAATATTAATGCAGTAAATTCAAACAGTACAAACATTAATACTGTTTCAGGAAGTAACACAGCAATAAATACAGTCGCAACTAACATTGGTTCAGTAAATACTGTAGCAACAGATATTACAAAAGTTATTGCAGTTGCCAATGATTTAGCAGAAGCAGTAAGTGAAGTAGAGACTGTTGCAGACGATTTAAATGAAGCTACTTCTGAAATTGATACAGTAGCCACAAATATAGCTAATGTTAATTTAGTTGGAAATGATATTACAAATGTAAATTCTGTAGCAACTAATATATCAAATGTTAATGCTGTAAATTCTAATTCAACAAATATTAACGCTGTAAATGCAAATTCTAGTAATATAAATACAGTAGCAGGTCAAAACGCAAATATAACTACACTAGCAGGTATATCTTCTAATATTACTACTGTTGCAGGTATTTCTAGTGACGTGACTTCTGTAAATAATAATTCTACTAATATTAATGCAGTAGCAGGTAATGCAACAAACATAAATGCTGTCAATTCAAACAGTTCTAATATTAACTCAGTTGCTAGTAATGCAACAAATATTAATACAGTTGCTACAAATGTAACTGACGTAAATACTTTTGCAAATAGATATAGAATTGGCTCGTCAGACCCAACATCTTCACTTGATGCAGGAGATTTATTCTTTTCAACATCTTCTAACACTTTACGTTTTTATAACGGAACAGCATGGGCAGACATTGATACAGGAATACAAACAGAAACAGACCCAACAGCAATCCCATTCAGTCTAGCACTTGGATAATAATTAAGGAGAAAACAATAAATGGCAAAT